ATTTAGATCAGTAAAAGCGTCAACAACTGCTGCTCCGCTTCCTGCTCCGTCTGTATAAATTACTTTTACATCTCCGTTAGGTATGGTTACGTTAGCTCCGCTGCCTTGAGAAATAATTATATTTTGCGAACCTGATGTAGCGTTTTCAATAAACCACATTTTGCTAACGGTGTTAGGTCCAATAGTAATAGTACAGGCTGAGTCTAAAGTACCTGTATATTTAAGGTACATAGACCTTCCAGGGTCAGTTGCTCCGTCAGCTATTGTGGTTGTGTGTGTGTCAGCGTTAGTGGTAATAGCTTCTGTGCCATAACTAAAAGCTTCCGCAATAAGTTCTAGGTTTGTATTAGTAGTATCGCCCCATGTCCCTGATTCATCACCAGTAGCGATTTCTTTTAACCTAAGATCATTAACGTATGTTGCCATGTTTGTCTCCGTTCGAATTTATTATAAGTTGTTTTTTCATAAAAGTTAAGCCACTTCTTCCCAATTAGGAGTATTAGTGTTTGTTACCGATTGCCAACTAGGAGTGTTAGTAGTAGTAATATTTTGCCAATCTGCGTCTTGATTTGTATCTACTTCTCCCCAAACTAAAATAGAACCAAGTATTGAAGTAGCTTGTCCTAGTTCTAAATTGATATTCGCTAACCCAGTAACGGTTATTTCGCCTAAGGAACTTGTGCTAGAAACACCAGTTACAAAAACATTATTAACTGTGGTGACTGAACTTGTGCCTAAAGCTGAAGTACTAGCTAATCCACTTATTGATAAATTATTATTAGTGCTTAGTGTAGTAGTTCCTAAAGCTGAAGTACTAGCTAACCCACTTACCGATAAATTATTGTTTGTTAATAAAGTTGTTGTACCTAAAGCTGAAGTACTAGCTAACCCACTTACCGAAATATTGTTTACTGAAGTAGTTGTGGCTGTACCTAAGTTACCTGCTGCTAATAAACTTGAAACAGATACATTAGCTTCAGCTTGAATAGTAACACTTACCGCTCCTAAACTAGCGGTAACTCCACCTACTGAAGCTACAGCTTGAGCATTAACTGCTACAATTGGTGTACCTACTGAACCTGCTGCGGGTGCGGTAATTGAAAGTGGGATACTGCCTTCGCCGAAAGCAAGCTGACCCCAAGTTCCCCGACCCCAACCGTTTAGGTACTGAGCCATTTTAGGCTATACGTATAATCGCTGTGTCTGCTGCTGCTGCTGGGAAAACTATAGTAAAGTCGCCTGCTGTTGATGTTTTATCTCCGCCAAAATCAATAGAAGCTACCGCACTATCTGAGTTAGTGTCGTTATAGATAAGACAACCTCTAGCGGTAACAGTAGCGTTACTAAAAGTAAGGTCAGAGAAATCCGTGAAACCTGTTGTACCACTTGAAGTAGGATTAATATTTGTTAATACTGCTCCTCCTGCGGAATAATTAGTTCCACTAGCTTCATTAGTAGCTGAGTATGCTGTTGTGGCTGCTCCTAATGTTGCAGAACTTGTGTATAAAGCAAGTTTAAAACTGTTTCCGCCACTAGCTAAAAAATTATGCTTGGCTTCTAAAAGTTCTTTTTTAAAACTTGTAGTGAGTGTTGATGTAATCGCCATTATTTAAGTTCCTTTAAAATCTTAGTCATATCTTGATGACCTTGAGTTGTAAGTTCAGCATTCATTGTCACTACGTGACTGTTGATTGCTTGTTTAATATGATATAATACTTGTTCATAAATAGCTAGTCTGTATGCTTCAGCTTGTTGGCGTATGTGAGGTGCTGCATCTGCTGATATTCCACATATTCTAGCTGTACATCTTTCTGCCCAAAATTCTGGTGTGTGTCCACTAAAATTAGTTGTCGCTACGCCGATAGTTCCTAACCCCGCAGTTGTGTCTACTTCTATCATGCTTGAGGCTGTCTCCTTATTTCATCGTATCTGTACTGATCCCTTGTATCTTTAGCTTCACCTAGATTTTTAAGTGATGTCAAGGCTTCCTGAAAACGTTGTTCATAAACTGGGATAGTTTCAAAATTTTTCAAATACGTGCATGCTTCTACTAAACTACCGTACAACATAGCATTCATTGCATTTTCTGATAACCACGTTGTTCCATTATCTGAACCAGCAGTAAGTGATGCAGGTCTGTAAAAATAATGAAGTTCAAAAGTGAATCCAGTGTTTGGAGTAGGTGCTAGTATAAATCTTTCCTGGTCAAATTCTGCATAATACTCTGGGGTGCCTGTAGTCGCTGTAGCTGGTTGGTAATCTCTTATAAAAGAAACATGCTTTAATTTTAAAAAGTTATAGTTACTGTCACTGTCAATTACTGCTAAACTAAAAGGAGCTAAAAAATCACTAGGCATAGCCAAATACGTGTTACTACTAGAACCAGTTCCTGTTACATTTTTCCTGAAAACGTCAAGCTGAACATTTTTTAATATCCGTTCTTCTGTGCTTTCAATAAAATTGTCAATATTACTCACTAGTGAAGTTTCTGTACTTTCTATGTAATCTTGTATAGCTGTTTTTAATGTTGATTTAGTCCAACTCATATTATTATGTTACTATATTTACGCTACCTAAGGTAGCAGTTAGTGTTGTCATAGTGAATTGAGAACCTATTGTGTCACTATTTTGTGACCACATAATAGGTGAACTTACCCCGTTACTATCCACAGGGTTAGAAACAATCACTTTACCTAAATGTTTAGTAGGTGCTTGTTCTGTAGGTCTTGGATCTCTTAAAGCTTCTGGGTCTACTCTGTGTACTATAGGGTCAAGTTGTGGATGCTTAGGTTCATAACATTCTTCACAGACTCTAAGATTATTCCACTCTTTTCTAAGTTCAAGATACCCGTATACAAAACCACACCTGTCACACCTAGCTAAAGATTTTTTACCAGCAGCATATGCCATTAATATGAACTCCTAGCGGGAGTGAGGTATAAAGAAGCCCTGTTTCTATCTTCTTGAGCAGCAAGCTGAAAATCTTGTTCATATTGTTGTTTCATTATGCCAGCTTTTTCAGGGTTCTTTTTTAAAGCTAAATAATAAGCTAATCCACTAGCCATACAAGGTATAAACCTTGAAGGTACTTCTGGGTCTTGGTTAGAAGCTGAAGCGTCGTCAATTCTTTGTATAGTGTTAGCTACTAAAGTGTAAGTTGAAACGTTATCTGGGGTTGGCCACACTTTAAGTACAGGAGTAGTTTGCCTATCTAAAAATATTTGTGTGGGTCTGCCTTGGATAGTTTTATCTGGTATGTTTAGGTACTCTGTTCTACCTATACGTTCTACACCTAAATCAGTAGAACTACCGCTACTGTCTGTAACTTTAACTACAGCAGATACTATATCAATATCGTACGCATTTAAAGTATAACTAGCTGTGCCTGTAGTCAGGGTTGTGCTTACTTGATCTATTGTCCAAAGATTAACACCTCTGTTAGACCAGTCAGCGAACATAATATTTAATGAACGCCTAGCAGTTTCAGCATCATATCCAGTCCTCAATTCAAGACCAGCTAGTTCATACGCTTCTTCTATAGTGTCTGCTATAGTAAGCTTAAACGTTTTAGTGCCAGAAGTAGCCATTACTAGAATGTTTTTATTACTGTTAAAACTATAACGTAAGAATCTCCACTAGCATGTCCTGTAGTAGTCAGATTTATATCACCTGTTTTACCAGAACCAGATGTATTTTGTATACCACCAAACTCTGTAAAGTCTAGCTGATCACTATAGTTTTCATTTAAGTCTAAACAGATAGTGTCAGTAGTAGCATCCCAGAGCAGTTTTACACTCATACCAAAAGTTGTGTAAGAAACTTTAGCTAACTTACAACTAGTGCAGGTTGCACCATCGCTTTGTCTAGTAGCTAAAGCACTCACATCAATTTTAGTTACAGCTGACTCACCTGTTCCGTCTGACGTATTGGTTAACTGAATAACAGCTTTTCTATCATCATCAACGATAGTTGTTGAGGTTACTGCATCTGCCATAATTTACTCCTTACGCGTCAGCGAATGGTGTTACTAAAGTGCCTGAACCTAAAATGATTCCTTCTACTGCGTATTTAGCACTACCTACTGCAGTTACTTTAATAATACTACCTGCTAGTCCACCTGTAGTTGAGCCATTTAATGTTATGACATCATTAGATGCACCAGAAATAAAAGTTTTACCTGTAGCATTGGTAACACCAGTATATAAACCGCCTACGAATTTATCTGTACCATCTGTAAGAATATCCATATCGGTAGCTGCTGTTTCTACTACAAAAGTAAAAGTAGCACCTAAATTATTAGTTTGATTTGGATCTTCATCACTGCCTGGAGCTGTTGCTACAATGCTTGGTAAAGTAAACTTACCATCTGCATCATTACAAGTAAGAACTTTACCTGCGTGTGCATCTACTGTAAGTGTTGTGTCTGCAGTCAGACTAACTACGTTAGCGTTGCCTGCTGATATAAATCCAGCTAAAGATCTTACTGGACCCGAAAATGTCGATTTTGCCATAATTTCCTCCTAAGGAAATAAGTTCTACTGTCTTGGCTTGTCTGCTAGGTCAGTCTGTAGAACAAGTTAATAAATCCTAGAACTAAATGATATACCTTATTCTGTAAAAAAGAAAGGGAGCCGAAGCTCCCTTAAAAATTCGAAAAACGAATTTATGCTCCTGGGGAACCGTAGATTCCACGCCAGTCACTAAAGCCGAAAGAGTATCTCTCTCTAGCTTTGTATCTAACGTTACCAGTTTCAAAATCACCTTCCATGCCTGTTGACATAGCAGATCTAACGAAGTGTTTTAACCCGTTAGGTGCATCTGTTTTGATGAAGAATGCATCTGTGTCAGTCA